AAATCACATATTTGTTGGTCTGTTTTACCCTTACAAGTTTTCTCTACAAGTTTATCTAATGAAACATATATTGAATCTGTATCAGACGCTAGTACATAATCTATTTCACCGTGTGTTTGTAATACTTGATTTAAATATTCATTTACTTTTTGTTCTATAAATCTAATTATAAACTGACCTGCTGTAGTTACAGCACTTGCTTGTGCTATATCATAGTATCTAAAGTATTGATTACCTATTGCACCATAACAACTATTCAACGCAATCTTTCTTGCCCATTGTACATTGTGGCACCTAGCAATTTCTTTTTTTAATTCTATTGTTGGATTATTTTGATATTCTTTCTTTGCTTTTAATTCACGTTTCTTATATATCACACGGTCTTTATAAATCTTTTCAATCATTTCAGGTAAAAAACCTTGACTATCATTTTTAAACATTGCACCATTAGGTGTTATACAAGCACCTTCTGTTTTTAAATAATCTAGGGGTGTCTTCTTATCAAGCATTTTATTCACAGAAACACCAGATGGTTTAACACCTAATATCTTTTCGGGAGAAATATTATATTGTACAATAATATGTGGATAAAGTGAGTTGATATCAAAAGACACCACCCATTTTTGCATACCAAGTCTAGGTTCTTTTACATACGCACCTTCATACTTGGTGTCCTTTATGTGGTCTTCCCTAGGAGGTACACAAATCTTTTTTGTCATCAAGTGGTTTGCGATTAATGTATCCCAAACTCTTACCTGTGAAAATATATCGTTATAATTTACTTTAGTTTCATATGCAAAGGTTAAAGATAAATCAATTAGACCTAACTTGTCTTCTAAGCCATCAACTATTTCAACGTCTTGAATATTATACTCTACAAATTTTTGATAATCTTTTTGATAAAACTCTTTAAAAGTATCATATGGATTTTCTTTTTTACCTTCACCTAGTTCTACTTCACCTATATGGTCTAGTCTATAACTCTCTTGTCTTACTGGTATAAACCATTTATATAAATCAAGATAATCTAACATTGCAATACCATACAATGAATAATATGTATTGGGTCTACCTCTTACAATTATTTCTTCTTTATGTATTAAGTTCCAAGGCGACATTCTATTTGCAACTTTGGCACCTGCAATCATTTGAATTCTATTCATTAAATAAGGTAAGTCAAAGAATTTAGTATTCCAACCTGTAATAACATCTGGATAATTCTTTAACCAGAATTTCATAAACTCCATTATTAAATGACTTTCATCTGTACATTTAATATAAGTTACATCTGTACGTAAAGTTTTAAACTCACCAACACCCCACGTTATAATTTGTTTGTTTGTTTGATTCTTAACTGTAATACATAATAGTTCTTCAATTGGATTATTTACTTCTGGAAATCCATTTTCACAGGTACATTCTATATCTAATGTAAATATTTTAATTAAATCTTTTGACCACTTAACTTGTTTTGGATATTGTTGATTGATGTATTGATAATGAAATCTATCAAGACCATAGACAGGTGCATTTTGAGTAGCAACATCACGTTTAAATCTACGAGCAGAATCAATAGATGAAAAAGTAATTGGTCTTAAATTATGTCCTTGTAATGATTTAAATTGTTCTTGTTGTTGTGATACTGAATATAATGTAGGTGCAAAATTAATCTTCTCTTTAAACTCTTTGCCTTCTCTTACACCTCTAACAAGGAGTTTGCCTTTATATTCTATTACATTTTTATAAAAGTTCATCTGGTCTCAAATGGAGTATTAAACCATCAAGGTCTTTAGTAAGTTTTATCTGACAACTTAATCTACTTTGATTTGGTTTATATCCTTTTTCATATTCTAATTGTGCCTCTTCTATTGAATTGTCAAATGGTTTTGGCACTTTATCTAACCATTTCTCATCAACATATACGTGGCACGTACAACACATACAGTTGCCACCACAATCTGCTGGAATTTCTGGTATAGGTACGTGTGATTCAAATTTCGCTGCCTCCATTGCACTCAATCCTTCTCTTGATTGAACACGAATTTTTGATCCGTCCCTTACAAAATAAACGTCTATCACTTTTTACCCAACGTTGGTAGTCCTGTTTCAGTTATTAACTGTTTGTTAGGTGCTACTATCGTTGAAGTACTTTTAATATAAGTATCTTGTATATCTTTTTTTGGTTTTGAAAACGACACAACGACATCCTTATTAATATCTATCTTATTAGTTTCGCTATAAGGTGCATAAGGTGTTAGCATTAAAGTTACTGGTTGACCTGGCGCTTGTTGTCTAGGTATAAGTACACATCCTTTTTCTATTGTAATTGTGTTTTCGTTCTTTGTGATTTTGCCAATCACATCTTCGCCTGTTGTTAGGCGTAATAGTTGTATTTCACTAGCCATTATATTTCTCCTTGATTATAATATAACATAATATTAAAAATTAGTCAATGCTAGTTCTAGGTATGAATGGTGAATAACCTCTCTCTTCTGCTTTTTCATCATCTTCTCCTACAATAGCTTTTACTTCTGGAACATAATGCTTTAACATATCTTCCACACCTTGATGTAATGTTTGTTTAGACATTGCACAACCAGAACAACTACCTGCTAGTTCTAATTTTGCTACACCTAAATCCATATCAAAGTCAAGATAATTTATAAACCCACCGTGTTGAGCAACGGCTGGAGCTACTTTATCTTTTAAGATATGTTTAATATCTTCTGCTATCTGTTCTTTACTTCTTGCTTCTGCTATCATCTAAACTATACTTTGTTGTTATTATATATTTTCTATTAGGGTTAACCATTACATTAAACCTATTCATTGTTTCTCTATCAAATAATATTTTTGATTTTTCATCCCTATCGTCTAATGTAAATTCTACTTCTTTATAATATCCACCTGCAAATTCTACGTCAAGTTTTATTACTATTCTTTCTTCTTTATAATCTCTTAATCCACCAACATTGATTGTTTGTTTACGTATGATATCGTTTGTAAGTGTCTTACCTTCTAACGACCAAGTAACTTTACCACCTGATTTTGAAATTTTATCAGCGTGTATAACAGACGTACCTGAATTACCTGTATCAAACTTACCTACTATACGTCCAAATGGATGTATATGTACAACTTCTTTATAACCACACATACTAGGAACTTTTTTCCAGTTATCTCTATCTTCAAAATATTGTACTATTTCTTTACTTAAATTTCTTTTTGTTGCTTCTTCTATACCTTCTGTACCTGGTGAAGAGTTAACTTCAATAACAAATGGTGGTTCTTTTGTTCTATCTGCTGACGGTATAAAGTCTACTGCAACCCATTGACCATCTACTGCCTTAGCAGCTTTTAAACTTTCTTCTATTTCTACTTTTGTTAATGTTAATTCTTCTACTTCTGCACCTCTTGATACATTACTCCTAAAATCTCCTGGTACAACTTTTCTTTTCATAGCAGCAAATACTTTACCTTGTAATACTAAAACTCTAGCATCCCATTTAGTTTTTATATATTGCTGTAATAGTATATCAGAATCTTCATCTTGTTTATTAAGTAATTGTACAATTGAATCTAAAGATTTTTCTGATTCAATAAACAAGACACCAACTCCTTTTGATCCTCTTAATGTCTTTAAGATAACAGGAAACTTTTCTTCTAAACTATCAAAAGATTCTATTGAATTTTCTGGATCAGTTACCAATACAGATTTAGGTTGTCTAATACCATAGTCTGCTAATCTTAATGAAGTTCTATATTTGTCGGCACACATACTAACACATTCTCTACTGTTAATAACGAAAACTTGGTGTTTTTCTAATCGTGTTACCAAGTCCATCCAACTATCTCTACGTACTACTGAACCTCTTATAATAGCAATTGTATCTTTAGCAGATACTCTAAATCCTTTTTTATCATCTTTGTTATGGAAATACAGTTCTCCATCATCTTCAACGGTTACATAACCACCTGTGTTTCTATAGATATATGACTTATGACCAAGCTTATCTGCTTGTTTCATTAAGTTTTTAGCTGTATGAAAGTTTAAATCATTTTCAGGTTCATCTGATATAATGATTAATCTATATGATCCAGAAGTTTTTGCTTCTGTTATGTAATCTTTGAAATTTGGTATCTGCATTTATTCATCGCTCATTGGACTAGTTGTAGCTGTTTCAGGTTTCTTTTCCTTCTTGTCATCCACTTTCTTCCCTATGTTATATTTAGCAGATAATGTCCATTCTTTTTTCTCTTTAAATGGTAATACTTTTATCTGACTTAACGGTGCTTTATCTTCCGTTGCTTCTTTTTTAACGACATCAATTAAGTTCCAATCTTGTAATAATAAAGATATGGTATTCCTTCTTTGAATATCGTTTGATGTTAATGTAGATTTTTTACCGTCTAATGCAAATAGTTCCTTGAAATGGACTATGTAATATTTACCTTGTTTGTGTAGTATATGACACGATTGATAAAGTGTCTTATCTTTTCTACTTGCTACACCGATTCTTGTTAATGTTTCCCTGACTTTTAGAAAATCATCAGGTTGTTTGATGGTCACTTCTAGCATATCGCTAGCCGACCAACTAATAATATCTTCGCTCATTTAAACTTTCTCCCACCTTGTATAAGTTTAGTTTTAATAATTTCAATTTGGTCGTCTGTAAGTACGTTGAGAGCTTCCTTCGCCTTTGTATTGCTATAACCATAATAACGTTTTACAATGTCTAGGTTCTTCAACTTGGTTTGTGATAACCACTTACCTCCAAATCGCCTTTTCTTTCGTATACTATTTATGAAATAATGAAATTGCATACGCTTTGGTAGGAAATGCAATCCGTTCATTTCATTGCTATGCATTATGGTATCATAGAACATAGATAGACAACGGTTAATTACAAATGGTGGGTACTTCTTTTCCCAAGTCGGATCTGGTGTGTCTAATAAATTCTCTTTTGATTCATTAATTGCTTTAAGGTAATCTTTTAGTTCGTACATAATTTGTGCTGTATTTTTTCAATAACATTTTCTCTTTGCCTTCAATGTCTGTTAATTTTTTGACTGCTGGTTGTTTTCTAGGTATTTCATATCTAACATCTCCGTTATTCATATGTCCTGTGCTATATCTAAATCCTTTATCTACTTTATATAATGCGGATTCATTACTTGCTGTTGTTGGACACTCTACAATATGATATCCGTTCATACATTTTTTAATTTGATTTAATTTAAGAGTAAAACAATCTTTCATTACAAAACGAGTTTGAGTTTTAACTTCAACCTTTTCACCATCTACTAGTAAATCTTTATGTCTATCAAAAGGATCAATAGAGTGTTCTACTATATTACCTGCCCTAGAATAGTAATTACTTACTATTTTTTCACCTATTTGACCAAGTACTGCTTTTCTATCCATCATTTATATCTACCTCTATGTTAGTTCTACCTAATATTCCTAAAACTACAACTCTATGTCGTCCATCAACTACGAAATACTTATCTTTATTTTTAATACAAGTTATTGGTTTAAATTTAGTAGGATCAAAATTTTTTATAATCTTGTCTATATTATCTATTGATAATGCTGATTGTTTAGATTTATCCATCCATAATTTAGACAATGGTATTTCTTGTTGACCTTTAGGAAACTTTGGATTCTTATCCCAACCTCTTTTATAATATAAATTAGAAGTCTGTGGTAGAATATTATCATCCCAACCTTTTTTAATAGCTGGTAAATATTTTCTTTGTACTTCTTGAATTAGATGTATCATACTTTTTAAATTCATTTATATACCTGATTTAATTGTCCGTCTATCAAATCATCATATAGTCCATAGTCCCAATCGTCCCAACTCATTTTAAATTTATTAACAGGATCAAATGCTATAGCAAAACAAGTATTACAAGGACAATCAGGAACAGGCATTTTTCCTTTTACATATTCTTTATCTTTAAATAAATCTAATATACTATTCACAATTTTTTTATTCATTTTATTATTTCTCAAATATTCTTGTCTATCTTCTTTTGCCAATTTATCTTGTTTTTTACAATGATTTTGCCACTCAATTTTTGTCATATTGGCTTTTCTTTCCTGTGATTTAATTAACTCTTCAAATACTCCTAAACTTTTATAGCGTCTTAAAGTTTTTTGTTGTTCTTTTTGCCACTCTTCATTTTCTTTTGCTATAATTTCTAAAGGGTCAATTGGAGTTTTTCTTATTTCTTTTTTCCAACCTATTGATTCTGGTTTCTTTAATTGTGATGGACTTTTTCTATCGTTTCTTTTCATTTACTTTCCAAATAATAATAATTACATCCTTCACCGTGAGCGCCGTAAAGAGAATCATATATTTTATGTTTAACATTAAAATAATCTTTAATGCGATTGGTAAATACAGACTCACTATATCCAAATACAGGCATAGTTAAATCTTTATTTACAGCAAAAATAGGATTAGGTGTATCGTCATCCTTATTGAAAACTCTAATAAACATTTTACCTGAAGGTTTTAATATTCTATGATACTCTTTTATAATTGATATAGTATCTTGTGGATAATTTACGTGTAAAGCACCAGCGTCAATAAGAAAATCAAAACTATTTGATTCAATCTTATCTAATTTTCTTATATCTCCAGTAAGAAATTTTCCTTTTGGTAAACGCTTTTGAGTTCTTTCTATAACCGTTTGTGAAAAATCTACACCTGTTACCTCATACCCCTCATTTATAAGATATTCAGAATTTCTGCCATCTGCACATCCACAATCCAAAACCTTTAAATTTTTTTCAAAATTATAATACTTTATAAAATCAACAACGTGGTCATCTTGTAATTTTTTCGTATGTTTATTAAAATCCCAAGGTCCCCCATAAGGGTGTTGTTTAAAAAATTTATCCCATTCTTCAACTAAACTTTTCATTTATTTAAATTTACAATTTGCCATTACTTCTGTTAAACAAGCGACCATATTAATCTCTTGGTCTGCTACAAAAGCGGATTTATATTGATATCCTGCAATAACTAAAACTGCTTGTGGTATTGATTGTGGTTGTAAGTTCTTATATAGTATTTCATATACACTTGAAAACAATGATGATGGTTCTTTATCTAGGTTTTGTATAACCCATTTTCTCATATCATTAAATCTTTTTTCTTTTAAAATTGCTACAAGTTCTTTAATATCTGCTTCAGTTATACTGAATAATATACCACTATCAATTTTACCTCTTACTGAATATCTTTGAAGTTCATTAATAGTTCTTCTGAAATCTGGAAAATGTTTTTGTATTAATTCTGCAAGTACTTTTTTATCAAACTCTATCTTTTCTTCTGTTAAGATATTACATAACCTAATCATAAGTTGTGTTGCTGTCTTAACTTTTTGACCATTAGTTATTGCAAAATCAATAACAGTACAACGACTATGTAATGCTGGTAATATCTTATTCTTATAATTACAAGTAAAGATAAATCTACAATTCTTATAAAATGTTTCTATGAAATTTCTTAATGCAGGTTGAACACTCTCAGCGTTCATATAATCTGCTTCATCAATTATAACAACTTTATGACCTGTTCCTTCAAAGGATACAGTTGACGCAAAATTTTTAATTTTATTTCGGAGAGTATCTATTTGACGACCTTCATCTGATCCGTTGATAACAAGGTAATCAGCGCCCAACTCTTCACATAAAGCACGTGCTACGGTAGTCTTACCTGTGCCTGCCGTACCTGATAGTAATAGGTTTGGGATTTCTTTTTGTTTTACAAATTGCTTAAAAGTTTCTTTTAATTCATTTGCTAAAATACAATCGTCAATTTTTTTAGGTCGGTATTTCTCAACCCATAAGTTTTCTGCCATAATATACTCAATATACTCATCATTTAAAATTCAGAATCAGGTTCTAATGCTATCCAATATTGTACTGGTTTATTTCTATTTACAAAATGACTTATTCTTTGTTTAGAAATCGCAATATCATAATCATCTGGTATTATTTTCAAGTTTTCTGCTTTGAAATATGCTACAAACTCTTTATCAGTTTCACCTACTACAGCAGAATAATCATTTGAAGATTTATTTTTCTTATCAGTTGCAATCATTGTAATGTTTTTACCATCACCTTTTACTGCAATGTCTGGTAAGTTTAATGTAACTATACCTTTTTGTAAATCTGCAAATTGTGTTTTCTTTAATGTAAAGGTTACATACTTATCAGGCATATTAATCGTTTTAGTTGGTGCAACTATTACTGATTTATCTGCAAAGAAATATTTAACTGATTGTCTTGAATTGGCGTCTTTAATAACCAACTTGTTAGTACCATTAAATTGTATATCTGATTTATTAAATAACTCAACTGCTCGTAGAAATTCTGGTAAATCGTATATCGCAAATTCTTGCTCAAATTTTGTGTCTATATCTGCTTCGGCAAGAATATTCTTTAAAGTAGATATCGTTTGTAATTGCTTTCCTGGTTTTACTAATATGTTCTTATTAATATCAGCAAAATTTTTTAGAATAGCAACTGTATTGTTTGATAGGTTCATTTCATTTCCTCATTATTTAATCATTATAAATTATTTAAAACGTTAGAAGGAGAAGATTGTCCATATGGATCATCATCACTTCCATTATCATTGATTCCAGGTTCTTCAAACCATTGTTCAACTTTTAAATCGTTAACTACAGCGGCATATCTCCAAGACCTCATACCAAAACCTTTATCAGTTTTGTTAATCAACATACCTAAACGTCTAGTAAAGTGTCCGTTTCCGTCTGCAATAGGTTTAACGTTCTTAATTTTCCAGTCAGCAAACCAAGCATTCATAACATAAGTATCATTTACTGATATACAATAAATCTCATCTATGCCTTTATCTTTAAACTCTTGGAATCTTTTTTCGTATTCTGGTAATTGTTTTGCTGAACAAGTTGGTGTAAATGCACCAGGTAAAGAGAATATAACAACTTTCTTTCCTTTGAAATAATAATCAGTAGTTCTATCTACCCATTTACCATCTTCAAAAGAACATCCGCCGTCAACTAACTCGTCACCTTCTCTTGTTTTAAATGTAACATTTGGCACGTGCCAATAATCTAATTTACTCATAATGACTCATAATATAATATTTTGTTTAAAATGTCAATCCTGGTTGTCTATCAGCTCGCAAGTTATTTCGTCTGCTTGTAATCCTGCTTCTTTATCATATACCCACACATAGGAAAAGTGAACCTGGTCACCTTTTTCCACGCATTTCTTACCAAATGATAGTTTAGGATTTTGTACACAACTGACAAGAATCAAACTTATTAACACTATTAATATTTTATTCATAATTTCCTTTATATTATATACTATATCTATTTATAAGTCAATGCTAGGCCAAAAAAATAGCGGCGAGTTTCCCCGCCACTATCTATACGTTATTACTTAACGTCTATTGTTTTTAACTTCATTTCTTCTGGAACAATCTTCTCCATAGAAACCTTTAAAAGACCATCTTTCAATTCTGCACCTTTGACTTTTACATCATTAGCGATTGTGAAAGACCTTTTGAAGTATCTTTTAGATATACCTTTATGTAATACTTTACCATCTACGTCAGCTTTTTTGTCGTCTTCTGACTGCTTAGTTTCAATGGTAAGCATACCGTTCTCAACCTCAACGTTAATGTCTTTTTTATTGAATCCTGCTAATGCAACTTCAATATCGTAAGTGTTCTTACCAGACTTAACTATATTGTATGGTGGATAAGACGGTTGTATATCATTAATAAAATCGTCATCCCACATTGAACCGAAATGGTCAAAGATAGAATCAAATCCTACTGATACTGGTCTTAATCTGTTAAAAATAGATAATGCTTTATTGGTCATATAAACCTCCTTTATTAAGCAAAGTTATTTTAATTATATGAGTCCCTTAATGGCAACTCACTACTACTTATATATGTAGTTTCCTACAATATACAAGTAGCGCCGATGGATTTATTTTTAATAGTATGAATCCATCAAAATATCTATCGTAGTGTCCACGTTAGTGTGACCTTCTATAGCTTTTAGAGTCTCCCCAAACTGCTACAAAACTTACAATTCATTGAGGTTTTGTTATAGTAGACCTCAAACTACTACCAGTTTTCATATCTAAAATATGTAGGACTGGCACCCTTCCACGCCCCAGGACTTATGAATTGCCTGGTATAATATATTTATTCAAGCACAGGCGTGTAATTCTACATTCTTAATTCTCTTAGCTTCTGTTGCTTTTTATAATTCTTTATACCTTGTTTCTTCTTTTCTCTTTTAATTTCAGATGGTTTTCTGTAGTATTGCTTTTCTCTATATTCTCTTAATATACCAGCTTTAAGTACTTTCTTTTTAAGTACTCTCATAGCTTTCTCTACATTACCGTGTCTTACTTCAACTGTTATTGCCACGTTCTTTTACCCTCCTTTCCGCTTCTTTAATAATTTTATGTGTATCAGATACACTATTCTCTTGCCAACCTTCAGCTCTAATTTTGTTCATTTCTTTTCTAACATATTCCTGGTGTCTAGACTCTTTCATACCAAGTGCTAATTCTTCTTTTTGAGATTCTAATGTTTCAACCTTTTTATTTAATTGCATTTTTATTTGGTCTTCAGGTGAATATATATTAGTAAGTTTATTATCTTCCAAGATTTTTATAACGTCTTTTGTTTTTTGTTTTATCATATCGTCCAATGTATGAATCCAATTAATGTTAAAAAACCTAATGTTCCACCTAATACAGCAGAACCAAAGATTGTAAAATCAATTGTACTTTTTATTACTCTTTTTACCATATCTTAATTAAAATAATTGTTTGTAATATAACAACAACAATTGGAACAATCGTTCTAATCAATTCCATTGTATGATTATACTCATCTAATTTTCTTTCCAATTTATTTCTTTTAGTTGTACTTTTCATATATTCTGTATAAAAATCTTTCATAGTTCCTTTCAAGTGTTTTAGTGAAGCGGAGCACTACCTCCGCTTCAGGACTTACACTATGATTGAGAGTCTAATTAGATATGAGCAGATGAATCATTATCTGTTTCATCTTTCTCATCTTCTTCTTTATCACTCTCTTCGTCTTTCAATTGTTGAGCAACTTCAGCTTTTCTTTGGTCTTCAGCAATTGAATCTGCTGTAGCACCTCCGTCAACTTTTTGGTATAACTCTACAAATGAATTCTTTGTATCTTCATCAAATCTATTAGTACATACTTCAATAGCTTTTAACTTATCTTTAAAGATAGTAAATGCTTGAACAATGTGGACTAATCTTCTTGTTGAGATAATCTCATCTACGCCTCCGTCAAAGAAAGTTTTTCTTATAACGTCTGCCCAAGTGACTAACTTTTTACAAAACGATTGGTCTTTTTTACCGTTTTTTTCAAGAGTCTTAATCAAGATTTTTTCTTCTATCTTAACACTTGGATATTTCTGTTCAAATGTAATCGGAAATCTTTCTAAAAATGCTTCGTTAAGCACGTTAGTTCCGATAAATTTTCCGTCTTCACTACCTTGTCCTTTAGTATTAGCAGTAGCAATCACGTTAAATCCTTCGGCAGGTTTCACGAATTTATTAATCTTTTTAACAAAGATTCCTGAACCTTCAAGAATTGGTTGTAAACACATTATCTTATTACTTGCAAGGTCTATCTCATCAAGTAAAAGAATTGCGCCTCTTTCCATTGCTTCTATAACAGGTCCGTTTTGCCAAACAGTTTGTCCTTCTCTTAATCTATAACCGCCGAGCAAGTCATCTTCGTCTGTTTCAATTGTTATATTGACTCTAATCAATTCACGTCTGTTTTCGGCACAGGCTTGAGTAACTCCCATAGTCTTACCGTTTCCTGAAAGTCCTGTAATAAAAACAGGATAAAACATTCTGGATTTGACGATTGATTTTACGTCTGGATAATTACCAAATGATACGAATACTGAATCTTTTTTAGGAACAATATCGCCTGTTAAAGATGAAACAATATAAGCTGCTTCATTAACTTTATTATCTTTAACGGTTTCAGTTTTTGATACTTTAGTTTCTTTAGTATCTTCTGAAACGTCATCATCTATGTTTGGTAATTTAAATAATCCCCTATCAATTTTTAGGTTCTTATCTTTTGTTAACCATTGCGGTTCGTACTTATGACCAAATTCTTTATTGGCACGTACTAATTCAGCAAGTGTTAACTCAGCTTTGTTAGGATACAGCTTTTTAGCGTGTTTAACAAAGTCTATTTGTTTCTGATTTAACATAGTGTTTTCACGTCCTTTCATCATTTATATTAGTATATTATACGGTATTTTTTTAGGAAAGTCAAGTAAAATATACCCTTATTTTTCAATGTTTTTTTCATCATTTAAGCGACCTCCGCTATAAATTTGTTTAAAACTACTCTTGAAACTAGTCGATTCTTCATACTTCTACCGAAGATTCTCTTTAACTCAGCACCAGTTCCTTTTTTAACTGTTGCGTCTTGTAGATTAAAATTCTGTACTTTCATTTTCTTACCGTTCAGTAAAAAATACTTATCATATCCGTTTGATTTTACTGTAGCAGCGTTATCAACTCTAAAATCTTTTTGTATTTTAAGTCTTAATTTTTCTTTGTGTTCATAATCTTTATAATCACCGATAAATCTATCTAAATCCCAACGTCTAATTCTCTTCATAACATAGAAACCGATTATTGTAGGATCGTAATCTTGTTTTATTAAATTTAATAATGTTTCGGTCATAGCACTACCGTACCAACCGTCTGTTAAAACTATTTTTCTATTCTTATGTGTAATAACTATTTTAGAATCATAACTACAACTTTGTTTAATATAGTTATGTCCTTTTTTCTTAGCGTCTGCTATATCATATTCATCAACTCTTCTAGTAGGTTTATCTGGTATAGGTACTATCTGATTATGTCTGAAACCGTTGGCACCTCCGTCAGTTAAAGTAATAAAAGTAAGTTTTTCAACTTTATATTTCTTTAAAAATTCTGGTACTAGTGAATTACATACTAATAATGCTTCATTTAAAGGAGTATTTCCTAACCAATATTTGTCTGGCATTTGATAATTATTTCCTTTTGGATACTCATCTACATCACCGAATCTATTCCATCTATAATCATATGATGTTGCCATATGAAATAAGTATAATAATGATTCTTCAAATTCATTTTTTTTCATTCTATGACTAACACAATTTACTAATTTAAATTCATCAAAAACAAAGTCACCGTGTTTATACTTCCAATAAGGTTTTTCTTTTTCTGTTTTATCTCTTTCACTAGTGAAAAAATATACTTCAAATGGTATATTAACTTTTCTAACAAATTCAACTAGGTTAATTAATTGAGCAATAGTATCAGAAATACAATCACTCATACTACCTGACCAATCTAATAACATTATCATACCGTGGTTTTTACCGTCAGGTACAATAGTTATTCTCTTAAATATATCTTCACTAAATTTGTAATTTTTTAATTTTAAAGGATCAATAATTCCTGTTTTATCAGTACTTGCTCTTTTGTAAGCACTAGCAGCTTTTTTCATTTCAAATTCTTTAACAAGATACATAACTGTCTTCTTGTTTTCAGTTCTAAATTTTTTAAACTTATCTAATAACCATCTTCTATATTCAGTTGTACCTGATGGATACTGTTTCATTGCGTCATTAATATGTTTTCTGAAATCATTTAAAAATTCTTTATATGATACTAAAACTTGATTATAATTTGGTGTTGGTAATGTACCGTATACATAAGAAGTTTTTTTATCTAACAACTGTTCTTTTTTCTCTTCAAAGAAATCGTTTGTAATTGCTTTAAGTTTTTTAACAGCAGGGTCTCCTCCTGCACCTTTGGCGTGTTGTGTTGGTGATAGTGATTTTTTATTTTCTTCTTTTTCTTTATCTTTTAAATCGTTATCTGTTCCTTTTTCTTCTGAATCTCTTTTATCATTTTTTTCATCTTGTTCATCTGAATTCTCATCTGATTTATCATCTGAATTCTCATCTGATTTATCATCTTGTTTTTTACTATCTTCTGGATCTTCTCCGTCTTCATCTGATAAATCATAATTTTTAATTAATGGGTGGTCATCAAAATCTGGTAATTTCTTTATATCTTCAACTTGTTTTTTCTGCCAATTCAACATTTCTTTAGCAACTTTAACAACGTCAGCAAAAGTTTTGATGGCGTCAACTTTTGCTAACCAATTGTTGTTATCGGGAGTAAATATGAATGGAATTCTTTGACTTGATTTACTTCTTAAATTAATCTTATCAATTAACATAAGGTCTTTATTTAAATCTTTGTTATTCATACCAAAGAAGTTTTGTTTTTCTAATATATCAAAACCGTTGATATAGTTTTTAACAACTCCTGGGTATTTCTTTTGAATTTTTTTGTCTATTCTAGTATCTTCTAATACATTAACGTAAGTTCTTAACTCATCATCATCACATATTTTTTTCCATCCGTCTTCTGGAGTAAATAATGCGTGAGCACATTCGTGAGCAATTAACATATCATAAACATCACCGTGTGATTCTTTAAATATAGGAAGAGTTAATACACGAGTCTTTGTGTTAAAACTTGCTGTTGATACAGCGTTATGTTGTATGATTATATTTTCTGTTGCAAGTAATTTAGCTAATTGACTTTTTGTGTCTAAATTAATTGTAGTGCTTTTTCTCATAATGTAAGATAATAATAACACCGATTGACCTGAAAGTCAAGTGTTAATTTCCCCTTATTTTATGCGACTTTTAGACGATTTTATTTCTTGAATATGAAAACTGGCTCATATTTTGCACCAGATTCTTGCGAGGATAACTGTAATTTATAGGTATCCGTGTGTGTAAATCCTTCTTCTACAGCGATTCGTACTGTATCATCTTCAAAGGTTTTATGTGATTTAATGTTTGCTACATTTAACCCCATATACTTATCTTTCTTTAATCCTTTATATGCATTTTGTATAGTCTTTCTTAAAAAGCCATTGTTCCACTCTTCATTACCACTATATTGATTAAATGATTGTCCTTCTTCTTCACCATATTGTTCCCAATTGAAATAAGGTGGACTTGTAAATGCAAAATCTAAACTATCTTCTTTTGGTTCAAATACTTCACTACCACACTTGTTTAAGAAATAGTGTCTATTATCTCTACCAAAATCTTCTTTAATTTGTTGTAGTCCTTTAAATGTTAATTCTGCTGGATCAGTACCAACATAATTAATATCTGATATAATTGCACCTAATATACGTCCACCATATCCCATTGACATATCCCATACCATAGCACCTGGATGGGCAAAGTGTGAATATAAACACGCCGCTGCTGTGGGTCTAAAATTAGATACACATTGAGTTCCTGTATATCTTCTTAATAAAGACCTCATTACACTTTCTGATTTATGTTTTGATTCAGGAGATATTTCAGTTATTTCACCTTCTAAATTACTTGCGATAGGCATTAAAGTATCTACTGATTGTTTACCAAAAAAACTACCTGTTAATAACTTACGTATACCTTTTTTAAAGTGTTCTTCATTTTCATATATCTCCATAGGAGTTCTCATTTTACCACATCTAATACCAAAACTATGTGGCATATACGACCAAGCTAAAGATAGACCTGTTTGATTCGGTTTTATAACTTTATCTTGCGTTAATAATCCTTTGAAATCTGTTGATTGTAATACTTTAAATTGTGCTTCTCTATACTGTTTATCTGTAGCATAATATGGAAATCCTCTCTTCTTCCAATACTCATATATCATATCAATATTAGAATTTAATTCTTCTTCGTTTTGAACAACACCTTTTAGATTGCCCTTACTTGTAATAAGTTCATCACCTGTTGTTTCTACACCAAACGCTTCTAATGCATTTCTTGTATCAGTTTTATTTGTTAGTTT